ACTCCGGGCCATCCTCCAACATAGTCGTCCCCACAAATAAATCCACCCTTCTTGACCTTCGGGAGCCAAGCCTTGATGTCTTGCAGAACAGGCTCGTATTCGTGCGATGCATCGATGTAAACGATGTCAAAAGCAGAATCCTTGAATTTCTTGCAAGCAGCCAACGACTCCATATTCAGCAAAGAAACCCTATCTCGTATCGGTTCAAGGTTCTTCAAAGCCTCTTCGTATAATGGGATTGAATTGTTCGCCTTGTGTTCAGGCGAGCCTTCAAAGTGGTCAATGGCTACCAACTTGTAATCAAGCCCCCTGCTGACAAAAACCTCGTCAAAGATGGCCGTGCCACGACCGAGGTAGACCCCGATTTCAGCCATGTGGTATTTTTCTTGGGGAGGCATTTCCTCAAGGATTAACTCAAGCAGTTGGCCTTGTTTCTCCATGCTTGACCAGCCAAAGATGTTGTCGTGTTTCATCGCTTAAAGAGGGTTTTAATATCCCTGCTTCCGTGTTTGTAGTTGTTGGTCAAATGGAACACCTTGCAATGGTCCGCAAGTTCGCCCTGCTCCGTGAACTCCAGCATCGGCTTTAGATTCAATGACCAAATCGGGAAAGAGGCAAGGCTTTCCCGGTAAAGGCCGTTATTGGGAATGTGGTCAAGTTCGCCCGGATTACGGGTCAGGACCTCCTTGAGCCTCTTGACGCTGAACATCCAAAAAGCGTGGTAGTTGATGTAATAAGGAAGGCTCACGTAGTCCTTGCCGTTCCATTCACACCACACCGAGCCGGGCAGGTCTTGGTTAATATCGGGAGTGCATTCGCCTTCCTTGTCGTCGTAGGTTTCAATGCGAGTGAAGGATGGGTACAAGCCATCGGCAAACATCGAATCGAACCGCTCCGTGAAGTTTACGAAGCCCTCCTTGGGCAGCATCATGTCGTCCTCGAAGTAGGCCACCCAGTCAAAGTATTTGTATGTTTCCTTGATTCGAGTGCGATGGACTGCGGTCAAAGCCCAAGGGTGCGAGAGTTGCGTATGAGCGTGAACCGTTACGGGTTGGTCCGCAAGCAACCCCACGACTTCGGGGTCGTTGGTGTCCACGAAGATGTCTGCCTGCACGGGGTAGGACTTGATAGCCTCAATGACCCGGATGAGGTTTGGAATCCTTTCGGGGTTGTGGTGGTAGGCGATGTTTGCGAGTAACCTCATGGCTTCAAGATGTACCAAGAATCGCTTTGTGGTTCTTCGCTTGGCGTGAAAGGTTTACCGAACTCTGCAAGGGCTTGGGCTACCCCCGAAAGGGAACGGTCATGTCCGCATAGCAAACCACCCGGCTTAACCTTCGCCCAATAATTTGTGATGTCGTGCAAGGCCCATTTGTAGGAATGGTCCCCATCGATGTAAATGAAGTCAAAGGATTCATCGGAAATAAACTCCAACGCCTTGTCCGAAAAGTGCTTAATAATGTTGACACGGTCAACGTAGGGCTTCAATCGCTCAAAGGCGATGTATTCGTGGCCCTTCATTGTGCTTCCATCAATAAAGCCCCACCAATCTTGATAGCCCTCAAAAGGGTCAATTAGCGTGATGTGCAGGTTCGGGAATTTGTCAAGCAGCCTCACGGAGTTGTGGGCTTCCCATACGCCTATCTCGATTCCCGTGATAGGTCGGTTGGTGGGGATGTGTTGGTACATGGTTAGAAGGTTATGACAAAACGTTCAGGTGAAGGCCATCCGGGGTTGGAATCAAAGACCTTGGTGTCGGGTTTCTTTCCTATCCAATGCTCGGCTTGGAATCGGTGGTCCCGTACCGGTTCGCCCAGTTCCTTGATGTGGCTTGACTTGGCCCACCAAAAGTTGCCCCCGAAGTATGGGTAGCCTTCGGGGTTGTTGTGGTCAGCCATGTGAGGGAACTGCTCCTTGGTAATCCAATGACATCCGACCGCATCCACGCCTTCCAGCAGTTGCAGGCAGCGTTCCCAAGCCACTACGTTGAAGAAGGTCATGCTGCGATTCCAAAGTTGGTTGATGAGGGACGGGTCGCTTGCCCCCTTGGTGTGGGCGTACAGGTACACGGCTTCCTCTTCCTGACTCGCCTTGTACATCTCGGTAAGCGTCGCCTGCTCCCAAGCGTTGGTTCGGGTAACCACGACCTTGACCTTCTCGGCAACCATTGACCCTTCCAGCACCTCCTTGACCGCCTTGCGTTGTTCGGGTGGTCCGACGATGCCTACACGAATCTCGTCCAAGACATTGATGAGGCCGTAATTGCAGACGGCCATCATGTGTTGATTCAGGATTAACTGCCAGTTGCCCCCGCAGTAGATGTGGTAGTAGTGGACGACTTTCATAAGGTCCAAAGGAGGGTTAGAAGGGTGATGATGAAGAAAACGGCTGCAAGCGTCTTGCCGATTTCAATGAGCAGGTCAAGGATGCGTTCGGTGTTCATTTAAGCAGTAATAAAATCTTTCATATTGTTTAGAGGTTTAGTACCCCAAAGTTAAACGGCACGATATGCTTTATCAAAATACTCATCTCTATTGCAAAAATCTGTTCTGTGGGCGTTTATCCCATCACCGTAAGCATCTTTTAATTGCTCTTTTTCAATTTTTTTGGCGTGATTAAGTTTAGCCATAAATTCCAATGCTATTCCTAATGGAATGTGTTTACTAATATTTGGCATATTCTGCTCTAACCATTCTACTGCTGTTTGTTTCATGCCCCAAAGTTACACCACAACATACTTCCCTGAGTTGCTAACCCTCAATTTGTTAAGAGCCACATACCGCATAGCATCGCAGGCGTGGTTGAACGAGTCAATCGGAACCCCGGTGTTCTTCCCTTCCTTGTCGGTGGCCCAAGTGTAGGACCGCAGTTCCTTGATGAGGTTGGTGCTATCCTTGGTAACCTGCAACTTAAAGCGTTTCAGGATGTCGATGCCGTTCCGAACCGAATCGGGACCCTTTTCCGCTGGCTTGATGTTGAAGCCAAGTCGGTAGATTTCCTCGATGCTCTTGGGTTCTGCTGAATCCGCAACGATTTCCCAAGCCCTTGTGATGCCCAGCGACCGCAGTTTGTCTGCGATGTCTTGGTTGGTTAGACCCGTGGAGTAGAGCAGTTCTTGGATGAGCAGGCAGTCCCCTTGGCGGTATATTGCTACGAGTGCGGTTGGGTCGTTGCTAAAGCCCCAGTCAAGCCCAAGGGCGACGAATTTGGCTCGGCTGACATCGATACCCTCCACCACCTCGAAGTCCTCGTATATCGCACCCTGAAGCGTCCCGACTTGCCCGAGGCCGTACACCTTCCACCAGTTTGCCCAATACGCTGACGTTTCGGCTTTGGTGCGGTTCAGTTCAATGTCCCTCTTGATTGTATCAGGCAGGGCCTCGTTGTCGTTGTAGGTCAGGATGAGCAGTTCGGAATCGTCCTCTCGCAGGACCTCGGTATGCGCCCAAAACTCATGCGTCGGGTTGAAGTCGATGTAGATGGCCTCGCTGGTACGGATTGCCAACTGGTAGTAAGATTCAAAGTCGATGTTGTTCGCCTCGTTGATGTAGACGACCTGCCTCCTTGCACCTCGGAGCCGTGCCTCGGAATCAGCCGAGAAGAACTCGATGATTGAACCGTTGGCGAAGTGATAGGTGAGCAGGGTCTTGTTCCATCGGTCTGCGACCCATCGGCCCGTCCATTGCATGACCTTGGCGAAGTCCTTGATTGCACCCCTCCGTAGGTGAGGGATGGATTCAGACACAACCGAAATCTCGGTCTTGTTCTTTGCTGCGATGTCTATGAGGACCGCAAGGATGGCGAGGGTCTTGCCTGCACTTGTTCCGCCTTGGATGACCTTCTTCCGAGCCGTCATCCGACGGATTCGCCTGATAGCGGTCGTGTACTTAAAGTCCATCCCCAAACAGGGGTTGCTCTATGTGAACCGTGTTCTCCTGCTTGTCAACCAAGCCAAGCAGACGAGAGGCTATGTTCGCCGAGTAAACCCCGGCACTTGAACCCTCCAGCATATCCTTGTCGCAGGTCAGCCTTATGCGTGTAATGATTGGGGAAAATTTCTTGTGCAGGTCCGTAGTCCCCTTCCTGTAATCCGAAAGGTCATAGCAAACCCCGTTCTCTGCAAGCCATCCTTCAAAGCCCCGAAAGGTAATCGGACGCTCCTTGTCCCTGTAAACCATGACCCCGTCCTTGCCTACATAGTCCTGCACCCGGTAAGGGTTGGCCTTGTTCTCGGCTCGGTATTGCTCAAACGCAGCCCATAGTTCTTCGGGGGTATTCCAAATTGGGGGTCGGCCTGCCATCAGTATTCGATTTTGTCTATGAGTTCGTCTATTTTGTCCACTATCTTCATCTTCACGGCAAATGCGTTGGGGGAGTTGGAATCGTCCACCGCTCCGATGCAGTCGCACAGGGTCGTAATGACCATCATGAGCGAATCCATCCGAGCCTGCACTTGGGCTTCTTCGTCATCCTTAGCCTTCGAGTTCGCCAAGTTCCCGAAGTTTATTTCTGCTCCACGATAAAGCCGACTTGCCACCCCACAGGAGGTAACTGATGTAACCGCAGTCCGAGGTGTCGTCAGCGTTGTCGTAGTAGGTTTCTGCACGGGACAGGTAGGAGTGCATCCGCTTGATGGTTTCAAGGGAAATTGCTTCCCCGTTGGCAAGTTGCTGCGCCCTGACCTTGCCCGTCTGCGTCGCACACTTGTTGCCGTTCCGCTCGTTGAGTTCTATCCCTCGCTTGGCATT